TACAAACAAGATACCGTTACCATATCCTTACGAACAGTTTCCGTCAGTACCGGCAAAGTGCTGCTAGAGGTTCTCGTAACCAAAACAATATTAAGTGCATCTATTGATCAAGATGTGTTTAGGTTTATAACCGATTCAACAGAGCTTGTTGAAATAGAGAACGGTTTAGTTAGAAACGAATCTATTAATATTGCCTTACAAACAGCTATAGAAACAGCTGTATTACAAACAATAAAAGAAGGAACAACAAAGGGATATTGGAAGATATATGAATAAAAATGATATAGGAGTAGTAAGTTACTACGGTATATTAGGACTAACTTTTTTTGGATTATCTGCTTATTCTGCAGATAACGAAATATATGTTGAGCAGTCCGGAGCAACAGCAAATATAGATTTAGAGCAATTAGGCTCATCTAATATTATAGGTGGTCTTAACTCTGTCGCAGGTACGCTTACCGCTCTAGATTTAGACGGTTTGAGTTTAACGCTAGATATAAACCAAATAGGTAATACTAATAAATTCTTGGGTGACATCCTAGGCGATAATATTACTGGTTTTTTTGAGTTTGACGGCGATAGTAATACTTTTACTATACAAGGAGATCCAACAGATACTTATGGAATAGACAGTTCTGATTTCAATGTTGATGTTACTGGAAGCTCTAACACATTTACGTTAGATGTGGGTACAAGTGCTTTAGCTTCAAATCTTGATTTAGACTGGATAATTAACGGCGACAGCAACACATTTGATTTTGATATAAACTATGATGGTGCTACTAATTATGTTGATGTAGACGGAGATAGCAATACAATAAACTTTACAGGAAGCGGATATGCAGGCGGATATTTCTACCTCGACCAAACAGGTAACAGCAGAACATTTAATATCACCCAATCGTCAACGCTTGCAGCAGACTGGTTACGAATTGACTCTACTGGTTCTAACGGTACTATTTGTGTCGTTCAAAACGACGGCGGAACAACAACCAGCTGTTGATGTAGGAAACATATCTGAACTCTCAGGTTCTGCTAGAGTTTTAAGAGAAAAACCGTATAATGCCGAGTTGGATTTTGACATCCAACAAAACGATGAGGCTGTAACAACGAATGGTCGTATGGCTATTACGTTTTTAGATGACTCAAAAGTAAAATTAACGGAACATTCTCAACTAACAATAGATGAATATATCTTTGACCCAAATCCTAGTAAATCTAAAATGGCTATCACCTTTGGTTTGGGTACGGCTAGATTTATTACTGGTTCTTTAAATAAGATAGATAAGTCTAACATAGACCTTAAGACTCCTACCGCTAATATAGCAATCAGAGGAACAGACTTTACAGTTACTGTAGATGAAACAGGCCGTAGTTTGTTAATACTTTTACCAGATGAATTTGGTAACGCTAGCGGCGAAATATTGGTAACAACTGCGATGGGAACTGTTACTTTAAACAAGCCTTACGAAGCTACAACCGTAGACGTATTTGAAAAATCTCCAAGCTCTCCTGTTATTTTAGATCTTACGTTAGATATTATTGACAATATGCTAATCGTAAATCCGCCTAAAGAAGAAGCCGTTTTAGAAGAAACAGTACAAACGCAAAAGAAAAACATTTTAGACTTTGACGACTTAGATATAGATTACTTAGAAGAAGATTTTTTTAAAGAAGACGAACTAGAATTTACCGAGTTAGATATAAATTATCTTGACGTAAACTTTTTAGAAGATTTACTAGATGTTATAGATGCTTTACAAGAAATAAAACAAGAAGATCAGTTGGCCCAAGATGCTACATCTATAAATTTAGTTGGTACTAATTTAGGCCAGGACTTAAATACGCAGATTACATCTTACGTAACCGGAGAAATACTTACTTTGATGAGAAGTGTTAGCGATACTGCTAGAGTAGATATAGATTCATCTGGTAGCTATACTGTTATTTTTATTCAAGATGGCGTATCTAGAATAATAAAAGTAAACGGAGGAACGGGTAGTACAATAAAAATAACCCAAAGTAATTAATAAATAATATGAATAAATTATTATTACCAATACTTATAATACTGGGATTACCTTTAATATTTCAAAGTACGCCTACCGAAATATTAAAACTTAAAATATTTGACGCTTTTGTTCAAACGCCAGAACCATCTGGCTACTTTACTATTTTAAATATTACCGAAGAAGATATAGACGCAGAAGGCGGTTGGCCTATACCCAGACAAAAACTTGGTAATATACATGCAGAACTAATAGAAAAAGGTGCGTTAGGTGTAGGTTGGGTTGTTAGTTTTCCACATCCTGATAGGTTTGGGGGAGATAGATTTTTTGCAGAGTCTTTAAAATATGGTACATCTATTTTAGCTTCATTTGAATACCCAAATAAAATATACCCAAAAACAGTTGGTACGGTCATCAAAGGTCCTGATGTTGGTGGTATGCTAGCAAAGGGTGTGGTACAAAATACCAACAACCTTAGAAACGACTATATACAAGAAGGTATATCTGCTGCACCCACCGATCTTGATAACCTTGTTAGAAGAATCCCTTTATTGTTTAGAACCCCAGACGGATACGTAAGTTCCTTTGGTACAGAAGTATTAAAAAGTTTAGTAGGTGCAAAAACTTATATTATTAAAACCAACGAACTTGGTATTGAAGAAATTACTGTTCAAGGATTACCCCCGGTTAAAACTGATAGTCTTGGCCGCAAGTGGATTAGTTGGGTAAAAACTCCAGAAACCAATTTACAAGAAATGGATGTAGAAGGTAAGTTTGTTTTTCTTGGAATAACTGCTCCTGGAATTATGCCTCAAGTTGCAACTCCAGCAGGATTATTAGAGCCACATAAAATTCAAGCAGCATTATCTGAGTCAATTCTCATCCAAAGCTCTCCAAGAATACCAGAATGGCATTTAGTAGCCGAAATTTTGATTTTGGGAATTTTTGTCACCCTGACGTGGCTCACAATCAATTATCTTGGTGTGGTTAAGGGTCTAAGTATTGCTGTAATTTTGCTTTTCACCACGGGCTTCTCAGGCGTTTTTAGCATTCAGAAGGGCATTTTATTGGATTTTTCATGGACTTTTATATCTCAAATCATAACTTCTACCGTTGCTTTCTATATAAACTACAAAAAACAATATAAACTACGTCAAGAGATTAAAAAACAGTTTGAACATTATCTGGATCCAAGACAAGTGAAGCAATTACAAGACAATCCTGAGTTACTAAAACTTGGAGGCGAGAAAAAATATTGCACATTTTTATTTACAGACGTTAGAGGTTTTACATCTTTATCAGAAAAACTAGAACCAGAAGAAGTAACCAAGATTATGAATAAGGCTTTAACGATTCAAGCAGATACAGTTAAGTTTTATGATGGTATGGTAGATAAATATATTGGTGATGCGATGATGGCAATATTTAACGCACCTATAGATATACCTGACCATGAAATGGCTGCGGTTCTTTGCGCAAAAGAAATACAAGATAAAATTAAAATGGCCGATCTCGGTGTTGAAATTGGTATTGGCGTAAATACCGGATATGCAGTTATTGGCAATATGGGTAGTGATACTAGATTTGATTATTCGGCTATAGGTGACGCGGTAAATACAGCAGCACGTCTTGAGTCTGCAACAAAAGAAGCTGGTGTTGACATACTAATTGGCGAGGCTACAATTAAGAAAACGCAAAATGGTGTTTTTCATAAAAAAATATACGTAAAAGGAAAAAAGAAACCGTTAAAGGTTTATACTATATAAATGACGACAAAAAGACCAACCACACTAACTGTAGCGGCAGATCTTGCCAAGCATGAGGCTCAATGTTCTGAGCGTTGGAAGACAGCGTTCAACGAATTTGCTGAGATAAAAAGCGAAATAGCTTCTATTAACAATACAATTAAAATGACAACCTTCGGAATATTTGGCTTTATAGGCGCTCTAGCTATAGCCTTGGTATCTGTTCTACTATGAAATTTAAAGGATTATTAAAAAACGTTGTAGGCGCAGTAGCTCCTACACTTGGTACGGCTTTGGGTGGACCTATGGGCGGTATGGCTGCAAATATGATATCCGAAGTATTAGGAGTTCCTAACAATCCAAAGTCTATTGAAGCAGCAATCCAAAACGCTACGCCAGAACAAATGCTACAACTTAAAAAAGCTGAAAAAGATTTTGAAATAAAAATGAAAGAGCTTGAGGTTGATATTTTTGCTTTAGAAGCAAAAGAAAAGGAAAACGCTAGAGGTTACTTCTCTAAAGACTGGACTGCAAGAATAATTGGTATAGCAACTATAGGTGGCTTTTTAGGTTATATATTTTTGGTTACGTTACAACCGCCAGAACAAAACTCAGAAGCTTTAATTAATTTAGTATTAGGATATTTAGGTGGATTGGCTAGCGCAATTATTTCGTTTTATTTTGGAGCTTCTAACTCAAGCGACAAAGGAGACTAATATGAATATATCTCAAGAAGGTCTTTGCCTTATTAAGAAGTTTGAAGGCTGCGAGCTTGAAGCTTATAAATGTGCAGCAGGAGTTTGGACTATAGGATATGGTTCTACTAAAGGTGTAAAAGAAGGCGATACTATAACCCAAGAAGAAGCTGATCATCTTTTATTAGAAGAGATGAAAGAGTACGAAGGATATATAAACGATTTGGTTGAAGTGGATCTAAGCCAAAATCAATTCGACGCTTTAGTATCTTGGGTATTTAATCTTGGTCCAGCTAATTTAAAAGCGTCTACGATGTTAAAAGTTTTAAATAATAAAGAATACGAAGAAGTGCCTGCGCAAATGCAAAGATGGAATAAAGCAGGCGGAAAAGTTTTGGAAGGTTTGGTAAGGAGAAGAAACGCGGAATCTCTACTATTTGAAGGCAAGGAGTGGGGAAAAATATAAGGAGATAAAATGCCACATGCTACAACGCGTATTGCGTTAGCAGGTGAATATTTGGCAGCGTCATATTTGATGAGATATTGCGACTCTGTTATTTTAGCTCCAGCAGGTCATCGTTCCGATTTAATTTTAGACCATCAAGGTCAACTCTATAAAGTACAAGTAAAGACTACAAACAGCACCTATAAACGCAGGGGAGCTGATTATTATCGCTGGGAAATACGAACCAGCAAAAGAACTCAAGATAACATTCGACAAAATAAAATGGTAAGATATGGAAACGGGCAAATAGATATGTTTTGCCTTGTTGCCTTGCCTATTAATAAGGTTTTCTTTGTTCCTTATACAGAAGACGGAAACCAAACAGAGTATGCAAAGACAGCAAAAAATTTAAAAGAGATTGACTCAAAAGAGTCTTTGATTAAAACTTTACTAACAATAAATAAAATACCAGAATTAGAGCCTTTAAATGACCTTACAGAAAGCAGTATTTAACCCAGGTATCAACAGAGAAGGTACCGATTATAGTAACGAGGGCGGTTGGTTTGACGTCAACTTAGTTCGTTTTAGAAAAGGATATCCAGAAAAATTTGGCGGATGGAGTAAAAATACTCCTAATAGTTTTCTTGGAACTTGCAGAGCTTTACACCCTTGGGTTGCTTTAGAGGGAACCAAGTATTTAGGACTTGGTACTACTTTTAAATATTATATAGAAGAAGGTTCTAACTTTAACGACGTTACTCCTATAAGAACTACTACAGCAGCAGGAGATGTTACTTTTGCTGCAACAGATGGATCTTCAACTATTACTGTAAGTGATACTGCGCATGGAGCAGTAATGAATGATTTTGTTACTTTTAGCGGAGCAGTAAGCTTAGGTGGCAATATAACAGCAGATGTTTTAAACCAAGAGTATCAAATAGTATCAGTAACAACTAATACCTATACAATTACAGCAAAAGATACTAACGGAGATACCGTAACAGCTAACGCATCTGATACAGGAAATGGAGGCTCAAGTACCGTAGGAACTTATCAAATAAACGTAGGGCTGGATGTATATGTTCCTGGTACTGGCTGGGGTTTAAACGGCTGGGGTGAAGGAACCTTTGGCTCTGCTACAGCCTTATCTGTAACAAACCAGCTTAGACTTTGGACGCATGATCACTTTGGCGAAAACCTAATAATAAATGTTAGAGGCGGCGGTATTTATCAATGGACAGAAAATAATGGTACCGATACTAGAGCTGTAGATATGTCCAGCCTATCAGGAGCTAACCTAGTTCCAACCGTAGGCTTACAAGTTATTACTTCTGAAAAAGATAGACATTTGATTGTATTGGGCGCAGATCCTTTAAATGGTACAGGTACAGCTAGAACCGGTACAGTAGATCCGATGCTTATAGCTTTTTCTGATCAAGAAGATAATTTACAGTTTGAGCCTTTAATTACTAATACTGCCGGTTCGTTACGATTATCATCTGGCTCATCTATTATTGGAGCTGTTAAATCAAGGCAAGAGATACTTGTATGGACTGATACTGCTTTATATAGTATGCAGTTTGTTGGACCGCCATTTACTTTTGCAGTAAACCTAGTAAACGAAGGAACAGGATTGGTTGGTCCCAAAGCCGCAGTAACAGCGCCTTCAGCTATTTACTGGATGGGTTATAATAATTTTTATAGCTATAACGGTAGCGTTCAAACCATACCTTGTAACGTTCATAATTACGTGTTCAACGATATTAACTTAGTACAGTCATTTAAAATAAACGCTTTTACTATTGCTGATAAAAACGAAGTAGGTTGGTTTTATTGTTCTTCTAGCAGCGACGAGATAGACAGATATGTTATTTATAACTATATGGAAAACCTTTGGACGTATGGCCAGTTAAGCAGAACAGCTTGGTTGGATGCTGGTATAGAAAACTTCCCAAGAGCAGTAAACGGCGGATATTTATACGAACAAGAAACAGGCTTTGACGACGACGGATCGCCGATGACTAACGTTTTTATAGAAAGCTCTGACTTTGATATAGGCGAGGGCGATCAGTTTACTTTTATACGAAGAATTATTCCTGACTTTAAATTTATAGAAAACCAAAATAACGGCTCAATTAATATTGTTGTTAAAACTAGAAACTTTCCTGGAGATTCTCTAACAACTAACTCAACAAACGAAATAAGCGAAACAACGCAACAAGCGTATGTTAGAGGCAGAGCAAGACAAATGGTATTGCGCTTTGAGTCAAACGACGACGCTGATAACAACGGTAACTTAGGTATTGGATGGAGATTGGGGGCTACCAGAATAGATATTAAACCTGACGGTAGAAGATGAGCAAACTATTACAAACTCAACTACCGATTGCTACAGGCGAATATGTGCCAGCTTCTGTTTTTAATAGACTTGTAAGGATTTTAGAGATAAACTTAGGATCAGTAGATCCAGATAATACGATACAATTGTCGACTACTGAACGTGATTCTTTGAATTTTAATCAAGGCACGCTAATATTTAATACAACAACAGAAACGCTACAAGTATTTGACGGGACTGAGTTTATTGATTTAACGAGCCATCGTACTTACTTAACAGGAGTTTCTGCTACATCAGCGTTAGGAAGCGTAACAGTTTCAACGCCTTAACATATGGAACAACATGCTAGCAGAAAAAATATATTTAGAAGAACAACAATACGAGCTTAAAAATCTATTACTCGCATATCCGTCTGATTGGTTTTTAAACGAAAAAACTTTAGAAAAAGCCAAAGCATCTCTTCCAAATATCGTAGATTTTTACAAAAGTATGGGTGTTAGTAATCCAGAAGATAATCCTTTAACAAGCGTTATATCAGAGCCTTTAAAAGAGGTATATACCGTTCCTTTGTTTTCAGAAAAGTTTTGTCAAATATTGTTAGATGAAATAAACAATATGCAAGAACATTTTTCATTTTGCCCGAATCCAGAAGAAGATGAGCTTAGACAAATACCAGAGATAGTTTTAAGTGAAAAATGTCCAGAGTTATACAACTCTTTGCTACACGTAGTTCAATCTTTTATTAATCCAATCTTATTAACGATATGGAATCGCCACGTTACAGGTGGCAATATACAGATAGCAAATTATAATTTAAAGAATAAAAAACAAGGTGCTTGGCACCACGACGCCAGTTCAGATGTTAGTATTGTAGTACCCTTAAATACAGGCGATTACAAAGGTGGCGGAACAGAATTTTTAAACAGGGGAATCGTAGAGCCTTTACCGACAGGTAGCGGTCTAATATTTCCTAGCTATACTCACATGCATCGAGGTTTAGCAGTTGAGGAAGGCGATAGATATTTATTGGTTTTTTGGCTTAATTCTGAGGAAGAATCAATTAACAGTAAAGAAAATTAAGGTTACAATAGTATGATGAATAAAATAGACAATAGCGGACAAGGATTAGCAAAACTAGGTAGAGATGAAGACCAATATATGGCTCACGTCGCCCAAGGCGAAATGGTCGTACCACCTATTATCTCTCCAGAAACAAGGGCTCGTATAGAAGCTGAGATGAAGGCTGTAGGCCTATCTCCGGATGAATATACTGTTGGCGCAGGTATGTCTATTAATCCTATTACAGGAATGCCAGAGTTTGGTTGGCTAAAGAAAACATTTAAGTCTGTAAAGAAAGTTGTTAAGAAAGTTGCACCTATTGCAATAAATTTTATACCAGGAGTTGGACCGGTAGCTAAAGCTGCTTTAACAGCAGTAGCGGGTAAAGCATCTGGATTATCTACAAAAGAAGCCTTACTTGGAGGCGCTTTAAGTTTTGCTGGCGGCAAAATGTTTGGAGGTGCTGGTAGCGCAGCTACTGGAGCAGCAGATGCTGCCAAAGGAAATATATTTCAAAGACTTAAAAGTGGTATAGGAAGCTATTTCAATCCTGCAGAAGGAACTAAAGGCATATTTGGAGGAACTATTGGACCAGGTATAAGAAGAGGTATAGGCAGCCTATTTGGCGGAGGAATGGGCCAACAGCCTACGCAAGTTTTAGATGAAGCAGGAAACCCTACAGATTTATATCAATTACCAGATGGTAGACAATTAACAACCGAACAAATGATTGCTGAAGGTTATTTAGATCAATCTGGAAATGTTATTACATCTCAGCCTTCAGGACTTTTTGGAGGAACTCCCGGTCAAAGTCGTATAGGAATAATTGAAGATATTTTAAAAGGAAAAACATCTGACCCTGTAAGGGGCGGAGGACTTTTTGGAGGAACTCCTGGCCAAAGCAGAATTGGTCTTATTGAAGACATTATTAAAGGCAAGACTTCTGATCCTGTAAGAGAGGGTGGTTTAGGAAGTATATTTGGAGGCGGATATCAACAGCCAGGCGGAGGAATGTTTGGCGGCAATATGGGAGCAGCTGCGATGGCTGGTCTTCTTGGTAAAGCTGCATACGACGCTGCTAAAGAAAGAAAAGGCGGATTAGCCGCAACACCTGCTGTAATGATGGATGAGCTTGGTAGGTATCAGTTAGCAAAAGAATTAGGAACAGGCGGAACTAGAGGTGAGTTTGGTTTAGGACCAGCTCCAAAAGCTTTAGAGTTTGCTGGAGGCGGTTTAGCTTCTACAAGACAATATTTCAATATGGGAGGAGTCGCTGAATTAGATATGAGAGATGGTGGCGAATCAGCAGGCCCAGGTACAGGTACTTCAGATGATATACCTGCGATGTTAAGCGACGGCGAATACGTGATGACTGCAAAAGCAACCAGAGGTGCTGGAGCATTTAACGTAAAGAAAAATAAATCAGGTATAGAATTAGTATCAGGCGGTAAACCATCTCGTAAAAAAGGCGTAGAAAATATGCGTCAATTAATGGATATTTTTGAGGCAATATAATGGCAGAACCTATTAGTCCAGTATTAAAACAAGTAGACAGAAGACAGGTAATATCTGATCCTTTTGTAAGAGAATTATATTTTGGATCTCCTGATTATGCAGGATTAATTCAACAAGCTAGAGGGGCTGCGCAAAGGTATTTAGATGTTGGCCCAACAATGAGACGTACTGCTGGGCTTTCTCCTTTAGAAACTGCTGCAATACAAAGAGCTTACGGCGGTATTGGAGGATACGAACCATATTTAAAAGCTCAAGAACAAGCGATACTTGGCGGTATGGGGACTTTAGGAACAGCTAGAGGTTTATCCAGAGGTACTTTAAGAGGCTTTCAACCAAGAGATATAGGAAGATTTTACGATCCATTTGAAGAACAAGTGGTACAACAAACCATTCAAGATGTGATGAAAGGTGGCGCTCAGCAAGATATAGCGCAAAGAGCAAGAGACATTCAAGCAGGTGGTCAATCAGCTTTTGGTTCAAGAGCTAGATTAACTGCTGGGGAAAGACAGGCCGCTTTAGGTAGAGGTCTTGGAGAAGCTTTATCAAGAATTAGATCAGGTGGGTATACTCAAGCTTTAGGCGCAGCTCAAAGAGAATCAGAGTTCGGTAGAGGCGCTTTACAAAGAGCTGCAGAATTTGAAAGAGGATTGGGAAGAGAATTATCAGGATATGGTTCTGAGCTTGGAGGCTTAGGAGCAACTCTTCAAAGACTTGGACAATCAGAAAGACAAGAGTTGATGGGATTAGGAGCTGTTCCAAGAGAATTAAAAGAAACTCAGCTTGGAAGACAATACGAATATCAAGAAGCTTTACGACAAGATCCGATGAGAGCTTTACAATTCGTTCAAGGTTTTGCTCCTCAATATCAAAGTGGTCAAACTCAAGTTCAAAGTCAATACGGAATGCCTGTAGATCCTTTACAGCAAGGTTTGGCTGCTGGACTGGGTGCATATGCAAGTCTTTATCAACCAAGCCAAGCTGGAACAGCTACGGCAGCAACTCCGACAGCAGCTCCTACAGCAACTCCAACGACAGCTCCGACAACCCAGCCAACAACTATGCCTGGCATGAGCTTCCCAACAACCCTGCCTGGTGCAGGCGGATATCCGGGAACAACTGGTGGATATAATCCTGGTGGATATAATTTTCCGACAACGCTTCCAGGATCTGGTGGATATCCAGGAACTCCAGGATTTTCAACAGGAGGTTTAGGAGGCTTTAATTTCCCAACAACTTTACCAGGAGGAAGTACAGGACTACCAGGCTTCTAATATGAATATACTACAAAGAAAAATGTTTGCTCAAGGCGACGTGGTAAATGCAGGACCTAAGCCTAGAATTGATATACCAAAGTTAATTCAATACTACGTATCTCAAGGCTACAACGCCGCCGAAATAAAAGAAATGATTCCAAATGTTTCTTTTTCAGAAATAGAAACAACGGTAAGTGGTTTGGGCGGCAGCGTTAATCCAGCAATTGCCAGTCCTGGCGCAGATGAATTTACTGGTAATATAAATGTATTTCAAGAAATTCCAGAAACTAAAGTAGTTCAAAGGCAAGCTCCAAAGGTAGAATTACCCAAAAATATAGAATTAGATCAAATCAGAAAATATATAGAAGCTACTAAAGATTTAGGAACAGATAACCAAATCCTTGGATTAAAAGTAAACTTCAATTTAACAGACGAAGAAGCTAAAGAATATTTAGCTTTACCAGAAACTTCTATTGAAATGCCAGATCCAAGTTTGGCTTCGTTAGATGTTGTTGAGGTAACAGAAGAACCAACATCTGGCTTTGCATCTTCAGACTTACAGCCGAATCAAATAAGAGATAAAGTTACAAACTCAGTATATCAATTACCTTCTAATTTTTCAGAGCAAGTCGAGCAAGGAAGAATAGGAGGTACTACTTTATATTCAATAATTAATAACAGAGATTTTGAGTTTAGTCCGGATGTTGCAGCCTCCTTAGAAAATTTTGCAAGAATGGACGAACCTTTTAGAATAAGCGAAAGGATAGGTGGCAGCTTTGAAGAAAGAAGAGGCACTTTTGCTGGGCCGGGAGATTTTGGATACGGAGCTCAAGAAGCCGGAAGAGGACTTGCTAATATAGGAAGACCTATCCTTGAGGGGATTGCTGGATTTGCGGGTGAGTTAGCAGGAGGTCAAAGAGGAAGAGAAAAATTCCAAGATTTTATTCCTGGAGATGAAATCTCTAAAAGAGATATTGGGTTAGCAAGATTATTACAAATACCTGGAGTTTCATATATCCCACCAGAAACTGCAGATTTATCAAAACAATTAGAAGATTTAGAAAAAACCTCTGCTGTATCAGATAAAGCAATTGGAGATGCAACTGAGGATACTAAAAAAGAAGAAGTAAAAGAATTTTTAAAACAAGAAGGTTTGGAAGAAACAATTATTCCTGATGAAGATCTAGATAAAGATACAGATGTAGACGCTGATAAAGATGCAGATGCTCAAGCTGGTACAAGTCAAGCCGCAGGTGTAGTTCCGGCAGGAGATCTTGAAAGAGCAGGAAATGCATTCGCTAACAAAAACTTTATAAGATTTGTTGCCAACTTATCAAAAGGTTTAGCTACTTCAGAAGATATGGCATCTGGCTTGGCGAAAGGCGCAGCGCTTGCAGCTGAAGAAAGAGGGCTGAGAGATTTAGAACAACAAAAATTTGATCAAGAATTACAACTAGAATTAATTGATAAAATGGATGCTGGTAAAATGGATCTTACCGACGCTAAGAAAGTATATGATTTAAATAATACAGCAAATACAGCAGCTCAAAGTTTTCAAAATTCAACAGAAACGATTGCTCTCATAAAGCAATTAGAAAACGTTTTAAAAAATAAAAATCCAACTTCATTAAGCAGCTTTACAAAAGATATTCTTGAAAAAGCGGCTGTTGCTTTAGGTCAAGATAAAACAGGATCTATTGAAGACTTTAAAAAATTAAGTTCAACTGAACAAGCAAGAAAGCTTTCTACTTTAATCAGCCAAGCAAATATTAGAGAGATATTGGGTGAGTCAGGAAGAACCATATCTAACTTTGACAGACAAATCGTTCAAGATCTTTCTACTGCAATTGTATTAGGTGCTCCAGCTGCATCTAATTTGCTATCGTTACGAACAGTTGATAAAAGAATTAGAAACAATATGCAGACTCAGTTAGATGAGATTAATTCAGTAAGATATGCTTTAAATTTAGCTGGAATGGATTTAACTGGATTAAATGCTTTTGACGTTATTAAAAAAGGAATTTCTTTGTTAGAAGATGAGGGAGTTGATCTTGGAGAAGAGATTATAGATTTTAGAGATCAATTTAAAAAATGAAAACCTACAGATTCAGATTAACGGATGATCTTACAGTACCGGTAGAAGCTAATTCAAGAGAAGAAGCAGTAAGGATACTTAAATCAGAAATTGCAAAGAAAGAGGCGTCGCCTCTTTTTGATTCTATATACTTTGATTACGAAACAGGTATTAACGTTCCAAGATTAAGACAAGCTTTAGCAAGACAGGAAAAGAGAGAAGAAAAAGAAAACGTTTTAAGAGCTTACGTTGACAGTACAGGATTTACTAGAACAACTAAAGGTGATTTTGCTATCACTCCAGAAGGACAAAGAGTTCTTATTGAAAAAGGATTGCTGGATGAAGATCAACAGTCTGATAAAAATATTGTTATAGATGAAAACAAGTTTGGTAGCGCTGGAGACTACGCAGATTTTGCTGGAGCTATTGGTCCTATCGCTGGAGCGATTGCAGCTCTTAGTCCTCAAGGAAGATTATTGAAAGGCATTCAATATTTATTCAAAGCCCCTACTGTAAGCAGATCTATAGCATCTGGTATCGGAGCAGCGGGTGGTAAGGCTGCTGAGGAATCAGTAGACGTATTACAAGGATTCCAAGATAAAGATGCTGGAGAATTAGCTAATTTACTAAAAACAGAATTTGCTATTGGCGTTACCGGCCAAGGATTAGGAGAGCTAGGAGCAAAAGCTCTTGGCGCTTTTTTTGGTAGAAAAGCTCCAACAGAAACTATAAGAGATTTTTATATTACGTCTAAAGGCTTAAGTATGGATGACGTAATTAGACTGGATAAAAAACTTGGTAGAACAGCTACAGAAAAAGAAATAAACCAAGCTGTAAAAAGAGGAGAAGTAAAAGAATTAGGATTTAAAGCCATACCAACGCAAAGGGCTTTAGGAAGAGAAATACCAGGAAGAATGCAGGCAGCAGGTGAAACTATTTTTGGTAAAGTTAGAAGAGAGCAAGGAATTATTGCTTACAATATGGCCGCGTTAAATCAGTTAAAAAGAAAAATAGCTGATCAAAAAGCTAAGCTAGATGAATACTCTATATTTTCAGAAACAGATTCAAAGGTTATATCAGAACTAAAAGCTAAGAAAACTGCTTTAGAAAAAGCAGACCAAGATGTAACTAACGAATTAAATAAACTGATGAATGATCTTGCTTCTGAGACCGGAGGTTTTAGCTCTGCAATATTACAAAGCAAAAAAGAACTTGGAGAAAATGTACAAGCCACAATCAAAGAATCTTACAAAACCATACAAGATAATCATAGACAAGCATATGGAGCTATAGAAGAAAGAATTAAAAAGTTTAATCCTGATTTTAAAATAGACATGTCAGACATAAACAGATATATAAAAGAAACTTTAGATGAGGATTTTCTTATAGCGGCAAGAGCAGATGACGCTAACTTTAAAATTATTACAGCTTTGGTAAATGGCTTAGAAAAAAGAAACGATAAAGTTACTTTAAATGAATTAATAAAAATAAGAAAAGATGTAAGATCTCAAGAAATGGCTAACAATTTAGATGGAGGATCTCAAGGAGATTTAATTAGAAAAGTATATGACTTAATTGACGAAAAAATAAACGAACTTCCAAACAATCTTCATAAAATAGGCGGAACCGAGACTGATAAAAAGAAACTAGCTGCGATTATTAACGATTTGAAAAAAGAAAATGCTAAGTATTATAAAAATCATTTACCTTTTGATAACGCTGTTGTCCGAAAAATAATGAGCGATACTAAAGTTGATAGTGATGATGTATACAACGCAGTATTTGGAATTAATAAAGCTGGAGACATGAAAGCTATTATCCAATCTTTACCAGAGGCTCAAAGGCTTCCTGCAAGACAAAAACTCTTAAGAAGATACATGCAAGAAAAATCTAAAGCAGCTGTTGCAGATCCAATAACTGGAATTATAAACCCAGCAAGATTTGCAAACATGGTTTTAAAAGATAGACAAAAACTAGAACCCTTGCTAGGAAATAGATCTACAGCGTTTTTTCAAGCGATGGATGATTTTGTAAAATTAAAACCAAACTTAACTGTAAAAGAATTAGAAACAGTTGCTGCAGAATTATCTGGAAGAATACCTCAACTAGAGGCTACAACCGGAGCTCCTCAAAGTTTTGTAAGATTTATAGATTCTCTAAAAAACAAAGCAAAAGTAAGTGCTGAGGCTGCAGACATGCAAAAGGCTAGAATTTTTGATCGTATAGATTCAGCATCTCCAGAAGAAGTTGTAAAAATAGTATTTAGACCAAAATCCTCAGAAGATATATTAAGAGTTAAAAATGCAGTTACTGCTGATGCTTTTACTGATATACAAGAACAAGCCTTAGATCAAATACTTAGAGATAGTATTCAAACAGGTAGCACTAAACTAAACGATATATTTAAACCAGGTAATTTAGAAAGAGCTTTAACGATGTATGGCGACGATACTTTAGAAGCGATGTTTGGAAAAGACTTAACATTATCTTTGAAAAACTTTTCTAGAACTCTTAGGGCTACAGCAGGAGAGACTGGTACAGGTGGAGCTGGTACTCTTGTAGCTGGTACCTTAGCTCTAAATGTATTTAACGTAGCGCTTTGGCCGATGGTTGCAGCTCTTGGTTTTTATAAACAAGTATTCTCTAATCCAAGAATAGTTTCTGCATTAGCCAAACAGGATAAAAATTCTATAGTTCAAGTTCTTGATTATTTTGCGCAAACCATAACACGTGGCGGTTTTAGAGATGTTTATTTACAAACGTTAGAAGCGGGAGAGGAGGCTACAGAAGGCTTAAGAGCTTTAGAAGAAACCGAAGAGGGACAAAGCATTAGAGGGCTGTTGGAAAAAAGCGCATCTGAATTAATGAATATCGGCAGAGAGGCAACCCAGCCTAGATTGTCTGCAGATCTTGGAGACCTTCCAGATGTAACTCCAGCTATTTCAGCCCCTGGGCAAGCTCCTGTAAGCCAAAGTTTATTAGGTGGATCTCCAGCTAATATAGATATTGCTCAGAGACTACAAAGACTTGGCTAAATAAATTTAATCTTTAACACCCTTAAGACGATCTAACATAGAATAAATTTTCCAATTTCTTCTTAAGATTTCCAACCATTCATCCATAGGCATAAAGGCTATTTTTTTATTATCTTCTTCCCACTCAGTATTAATTGCATGCAAGGGTATGCATACTTGTATTGGTTTTCTATTAAACTTAAATATTAAAACTGGTATTCTGCCTTGCGCAGATTCACACACCTGATTCCACCAAGCGTTTTTTAATCCTGTACCTTCTTTATAAAATTTACACTCAACAGCATGGTAAGGCATGTTCAAATCACATTGTCCTGCACCTTGATATTGATCTAGATTTCTTTTAGTTTGATAATCAATGCCTTCTGCTTCAAAAAATTCGTTTAGTATTTTGGCTACATCTCTTTCAAACTGAGCGCCTTTGTTTCTGCTGTTTACCATCACTTATCCTTATTATAATTTTTAACTAATCCCATTTCTTCTCTATCAAATCCAAGAGGATGCGGAGACAAGCATTCAAGTTCGTCTCTACTAAAATGTATGTATGGCTCTGAATCTTCTTCGTATATAGGCTCTGCTACCGTTCCAAATCTAACGTCATACACCTTATCTCTTTGCCACGTATGACTGTATACGCTATCAGTCATAGCGTAGACAATAACAAAAGGATGGTTGGTTGCAGCTGATAGAGCAGCACCCATTCTCAACTTGCTAGAAGAAAGTAATAAAGTGTCATACTTATCTATACCAAAACTTCTGCATTTTACTTCCATCCAAAAAGAAACTTCTTTGCTTTCGCACCAGTAATCTAGGCCGTATGATACTGGAAGCTTATGACATCTAACATTCCAAAGTCCTTCTATAAAACCAGCAACGCGTTCCTCTCGTTTCTGATCGTTAATATTTTCCATCTTTGGTTTGGGTTGTTCCATCTATCCCTCCTGTTCAAAATTTTGCATTGTTTCAAGTAATTCTTCTGGATCCGGCTGGACTCCTTCAGATATACATTCTTCTAAAAAATTTTTTAGTAATTTCCAAGCATGTATAATTTGTTCTGGGTTGTTCATTCAATCTCCTTTTTTAAATATTACTCTTACGCAATACTTTCTAATAATTCCAACGATTGTAAAAACTGCAACTTGAATTATTGAGATGGTTAGATTGGCTAATTCGAAATAAGTGCATACATTCAATACAGCAAAACTTAAAGGTATAGCAATAAGAATACCAACACCTACATCACTTACACTTTCTTTTAAGGCTCTTCTGTCTATCTTCATATTAATCCTCGTTAAAAAATTCAGGGTCTATTGCAACAATACGTTTTGTTGGTCTGCCTGTAGCAGATTTCTTTACATCTTTTTCTTGTATTTCTCCTGAGTTTTTAAGTCTTTCTATAATTTCTTTTACTTCGTATGACTTCATACTTCTAAATATTTCACGCCTATCAATATCACGCTTACTAATACCCCACTCGCCTTGAGAACGAATAAAGCTAAGTATTTGTTTAATACGTCCTTCCATTTCAGATCCTGCAACTTTATCTTTACAAGACTCTATTAATAACTGGTCGTAGTAATTAACGTAGTCAATAGCCCATTGGGTTATATCACCGCTAATAGTTCTAGCTCGCTTGTTATCTGCTAAAGCTCCTATCAAAGCAAGACGCATAGCTTTTTCTCTAGTTCTAGACAGCAATACTTCTAAGCCTTCTTTCTCTAATTTGTTTTGTTGGTCTACTAAATCGTATGCAAGTTTTTCTAACAGGTTTCTACTGTCATCATCAAAGGTAAGTATGCGTTGTTTAAAATCTAGTTCAGCATTATCTCTAGCTATCTGCTCCATTTCGTTATTAGTTTGTCTTACATCAGTCACCCAATCGTATACAGATTTAGGTGGCTCAACGTAAGGTATCATTCTGCCAACGCTTCTTGGCACGTGAGACTCAACGACAATAAATCTATTTAAGAAACCGTCAACAATACGGCCAGTTGATAAAGCACCGTAAAAGTTTTTAGGAACACTCATACCGACTAACGTAATAGCAGGTTTAATCGTAGACCTATCCATAGCTTCTTTTTGTTGCTTTTGATTGAGCGTCATCATTGAATAATTATCTGGACGCAGGACACCATGACACCTACCCCAAGTTTCCATTAGCACTTGCAAGGCGTCTTCTTTGTTTGAGTTAGATGCTTTAGATATACTTTCAAGACGTTTACCAAATTCATCCATAACTGTTATATGAGTTGGTTTATATCTAAGCAAAGAATAGATAGCGCCACTAGATGTATAACCATCACCAGCCATCAAATCAGAATGGTCTGCTTTATCTAATATAGATTCAACAACAGTCTTTACGTTTTCTTTACCTTGGCCCGATTTAGCAATACACATAAAGAATAAAGATGAAAAGTTATTCATATCTGTTCTATACATTCTTCCTGCTGCAACAGATCCAACAGATAGCGCAGCTTGCATACTAATAGCTGGTTGAGATATCTTGGCTATATTCTCCGAGTAATCGTATATATCTTTAAGAACACCTGGAGGACTATATAAGTTAGTTGGCTCAGCAATTGAATGCGTACTTTTTATATAAGCAGGTGCTTGTTGGTTTTTACGATCATGAGTCTTTTGTATTGAATTAACTGTTGTAGATATTTCTGTATGATCAAGAGGCGGATTGTTTTGTCTATTCCAAGACTGAACAAAGAACTCTACAAAATCTACATTAATATCTTTAGCTATTAGATAGCCGGCAAGTCTTGCTGCTTGGTCGTTTCTACTTCCTTCTTTTACACCCTTAATTGATAACGGAGCAGATATGGGCTTACCGTTTAATTTTTCTGCTCCGGTAATCTTTACCCATAATTCTTTAGTAAAGTCTGGAAGATCATCAACGTCGTTTAGGCCCCAGTCATGTATAACAATAGGTTCGTAGATGGCGCCAGTAGCATGTATATTATGTGGAGCAATGATTAAGCCACCGACGCCGCGTAAGTCAATAAGTTTAGCTGGGTCTGTTGATTCAGTCCTTCTAGCTACGTAAGTTGTAAAGTTTTCCGGATTGTTATAGTAATAGTGCATACCCTTACCAGTCGCAACTTTAAAAGGTGTTACTGGTAAATTAGCTTCTGCCCAATTAACTGATTCAGGTGTATCTGCATCTACGACGATAAACTTACCGCAGACTAAGGCTACAACTAAATCGTTTCTCCCCTTGAACCATTTCTCTATCTGTTCTGTCGTTGGTTGCTCTGTCTTGTATTTTTCCCAACTGCCTAATTCTTTAGGCGGAACTTTATTATGCCTCTGTAGAGGTATAACGCTCAGTCCATATTCAGCATACGCAAGAGCTAAGTCCAACGCAGAATCCTGCGCTGTTACGTTTAAATTGAACACTTTTATTCAACACCATCTTCTACAGGTCCAAAGATAGATTCAAAATCTAATCTTCCGCCAGAGGCGTGAATAATTTTTTTAGCTTGTTTAATAGAGGGCTGTCTGATCCCATATCTCCAAGCTTTGGTTGATGCTGGCGAACAGCCAAACAGTTCTGCCGCAGGTTCAATACCTACAAATTCGATATACTCCTTTAGGGTTATTCTTCTCACTTCTCGCTCCTTATATTCAGGTTCAATCTTTTGAGACGTGTAGACGCTTAGTTCTTTATCAGCTAAACTCTTTATTCTCCAAAGATAATTAACCTTCCATTGTACTGGGTTAATTTCGTTCATTATACATTCCGTTAATTTATCTAGTTGACCTATTGTATATTATATTTTTTTATTTTAAAATAGATTTTTATTATTTATGGAGAAGAATATGTCGAATATCCTAGAACGTATTAAAAGTCCTAGCCAGTTGGTAGAAAACCAAGGGGCCAAACTTTTAATTTATGGTGC